ACTGATTAACAAAGGCCGATGACGTGCCGATGGTGTAAATCTGCATGGGGTCAGCGCCATTCGCGGCAATGACCGTGTTTCCGAAGGTTTCAAATTCCCAATTCGGGCCATCGTTGGCGGTTGTGTAAGACGCCGTGCGGGATATGTCGTTGAGCGCCGTGCTGCTTTCCTTGTACAGCTTGCCTTCCGTAGCCAGCACGGTAAACACGGTGCCAGATAGGTCTTTGGTCGAGTACGCACCGCGAACAGTGGTCGGAGCGGCTGCGGAATAGGCCACAGGTTCGGGAAATGGCCCGTATGACGTGATATACGGGACGCAGTTTTCCGCTTCCTCAAGGTCGCCGTTGAGGAGGTCGGGCTGGTCAGATTGTAGCCGTCCGAACAGGACTCGCATGGTTAGAACTCTGTCGGGCGAATGAAGCCCGTGCTGATCTGTTCGCCCATTTCGGCCTTGAGAATGCGAAGGGCGTCTTTCTCGGATGCACCCGCCGCCGCTGCGAGTTCCATGTCCTTCAGCACGTTGGCGTAAACCTCACGCTTGGCACGGTGCCGGATCAGTTCGCGGGCATCATTGAACCATGCCGCCGTGTCGTTGGCGGAATAGGACGCAGACGGGTTGCCGAGTTCCTTCAGCCCGTCCATCAGCAGCGTGTAGTTCTGGTCCGCCATGCTGTCGAAATGGATAGCGGCGTTATATACGGCATACTCCACGGGCTGGCACAGAACGCGCACATCCTGGCGAGACATGATCCAATCATAATCACGGTGGTAGAGGTCGAGATAATCCCCCGCCGCGCGGACAATGCGAACCCGGTCCAGCTTGCGGAAGCGGACGGAAAGGCTGGCAAGCGTCATCGTGTCGGCTGACGTGGATAGCGTGGCCGTGACCTTGTACGCCTCGTTGAAGCCCAATCGCTCAAAGCGATAGGACCGGATGGCCGTGTTCACCGCCGCCGTGATCTGGCTGGTGAGGTCGGAACGAGCCAGATCGTCGGCAATCTGTGCTTCTATGTCGGACCGGGTGGAGGTCATTCCTTACCCCTTGCAGTTCTTGATGTGCATATACCGCCCCCGCCCCACGCGCTTCCCGCACTTCGGGCATTCGTCCTTTGGAACGGCAATCAATGGTTTCGAAACAGGTTCCCGCGCATATTGAGGCCGGGTCAGGTCAAGCACGCGCTGTGCAATCTCACCACGCTTCGGAAAGTTCATGCAGCGGCCCCACTCAGCATATGGCCCCAGCGCCTTCCGCTTCGAATGCGGCAAATAGTATACCTATGAACCCTGAATTTTATGGAAAGGTCCTCCGTTCCGTAGCCTTCCGCTAGTAACTCGCGGATTTTAAGAACGTCTTGCGTTGTTAGTTTCTGCCTTGGACCACGGTCCTTTTGAATCATGTCAATCGTGTTGATCCGCGTATTACCCAAGAAAAGATGCGCCGGGTTCACGCAAGATGGATTGTCACAAGTGTGGCACACCAAAAGGCCATCTGGTATTTCACCGTAGTTGATCATGTAGGAAGCTCGATGTCCACGAAGGTGCTTCCCGTCGTGGCAAAACTTTCCATACCCGTCTTTGTCTTTTGTTCCCTGCCATTCCCAGCAGGCATTGGCGGGGCGGTCACTTACATATCGTGACCAATGCTGTTCTAAAGTTCCTGGGGTTCTTGAGTCCCAGCCCTTTTTGAAACTCATGCAGTTTGCTTGTCCTGTTTTTCACACATATGACGCCACACGCCAATCTCTTTGGCTGCTTGCCGCCATTCTTCAAAGTATGGCTGATCAGCGTGGCGAAGATGAGGAAACCAACATGCGCCCAAGGTAAAATGTACGTTCTTCGGCTTTACCTTTGTGCAATCCGCAATCCAATTCCACCCATGATCTAACTCGCCAATATCGCCATCCGGCAGCCACCCAAAACCATGCAGCCATGAGCCGGGTTCCGCGTTCACCACATCCGGCGTCAGCCAGCGATTTGACGGATGCGCGCAGTTGAACAGCATCACGCTTGACCAGTTCTTGCGGTAGTAACGCTCCTGTTTCTGGCCATCCATCTTCAGCCCTTCGGTCGGCTGATAGTTCTGTTGGCACACCTGAACCGCTTTCGCCGGGTCCATTTCGTGCAGCATTTCGGCAATGTCCGTCAGGAACAATTGGTCGCAATCTACGAAGAGCCCCCAGCCTTCCCACTGCTGAAGCGCAGGCACCAGGAACCGCGTGAACGAAAACTCCGTGCTGAAGGGCTTGCCGTCGATCTTGTCCACCTTCTGGCACCCGTCAGCCTGCCATGTGCGGCGGTAGAGGCCCGCATGGCGCAAGGCGCGTTCATCAAGCTTCTGGATATTCACTGCCATCGTGGCGTGCTTCAGGATGGATGCCTTCAGAACCTCAAAGGCTTCGGGCTCACGGCTGTCATAGCCAATCCATACGTTGAGAATGTCCGCTCTCGTCAGCGCCTTGTACAAGTGGTGTCCTTTCAGTTGAGTTTCGTCACGATGCATTGTGCGCTAGGCAACCCCAGCGGTTTTTCCGTTTTGCCGGCAAAGAACTCGTCAAATGCGGCCTTCGCTCCGGGGCAGAGCGTCGAGCCGTAATCGTCGCAGATCACAAACCCGCCCCTTGCCACGCGGGGCCAGAAATAGGTCAGCGCCGCCAGTGTCGGCCCATACAAGTCAAGGTCCAGGTGAAGCAGCGCAATCTGCGTTGCCCTGCATTCCTTCAGCGTGTCGGGTATCCAACCCTTGTGAACCGATATGCGGTGCGCGAACTCGTCAAGGTTTGCTTCAAACTCGTCAAGGGATGCGAGGCAATCGCCCGCCTTCCAACTGTCGCCATCTTCCTCAGATGGTGCCGAAAGCCCCTCAAATGAGTCAAATACCTCAATCCCGCGATCCGTGCCGCTGGCGATGTAGTAGGTTGAGCGTCCGAACCTCACGCCGCATTCCACCACATCGCCGGGAACCGTCAGTTTCCGCGCCGCCTCAAGAAGGAAAAAACAACGGTCATCCGGTATCCCGCTAATCCCTATGTCCTTGACCTTCTGGCGAACGGCCACGAACTGCGGGTCTTCCTTCCATATCTTGTTGCGATAGAACTGGTATCCGTTTTTAACAAGCAGCTTCCATGCCGCTTTCAGGTCGCCGTCCATCACCGCAAAACGGCTCCGAACGTCAGGTGCTTGCCGTCATCGTCAATCGTCTCAAGCACCTCAAACCCTGCTTCTTCCATCCGTTCCAGCCACCACTTCGGCGGATGAAGCGAAATGTGGGCGTTCCGGCCATCCTCTAGGACCTTTTGCGCGGGCTCCGTCGATACGACAAAGAACGCAAATTCGCGCGTCAGACGCCGAATGTCCTTCAGAACGGGCATGATGAACTCGGGTTCAACATGCTCCATGACATCGGTGCACATCACCACGTCATGCGGTTCGGGCGGCGTGTCAAGCCCTTCAATGCAAGGGTCGTAATTGGTGACGCGGTATGCGGGGCCTAACTTCTCTGCGAGGACGGCCTTGCCGCATCCGTAGTCCAGAATGTCAAGCCTGCCCCATTGAGACAGTCTCCTGGCAGCATCGACATAACGGAACCCGCTGACGCCATAAACGGGATTGGTTGCATGTAACTTGCGGTTCAGTTCACGATATTCTGGCGTGATCAGCATCATTCGCCGCTCAACTCCTGTGTGAGTACAACGTGTTCAAGTGCGCGGAGTAGAAAGATGACTTGCCCCGCGTCTTGCGCGAACACACTGTAATAGGCATCCCCTTCCTTCGTGACGCCAAGGACAATGCAGTCCTCCAGCTTGTCACGCGCATCATCAAGGACCGAATTTGCCGTCATCTTTCCCTTGTTGGGGAACGTGAAGACGTTGCCGTTCATGCCGCGACCCTCTCTGATGCCTGCACCATCTTCGCCAGATCGTCAGCGGCGCGCTTGATAACGCCCTTCCATTCGCCGTCTTTCTTCTGGCGGTACATTTCGCAATTGCCGTACCAAGGCGAAGGCCCGGACACGCCATACCGCCACGCGCACATGACGGGGGTCATGCACCACTGTTTCACGCCGAGCGACCCGGCCAGATGATGCAGCGAGGTGTTGACCGTAATCACAAGGTCGAGGTTCATCAGCAGCCCCGCCGTGTCCTCGTAGTCGGCAATCGCATCGCCCCAATGGTAGATGGGAACGCCGATCCGGCTTCCCACGCGGGCAACCTCGTCAGCCGCCCACTTGTGATACTGAAGGCTGATGAAATTGACGCCCTTGGTTTCAAGCAATGGCTGCAAATGGTCCAGAACGATGGTCCGCTTGTCGAAGCGGGTTTTCTTCAGGCCCCCAGCCCACGAAAGACCGACGTTGAGCCCCTTTGGCAGCGAGGCCACATGCTGGCCCCAAATCTCAATCTTCTCCGGGTCCGCCTTGAGATAGGCCACCTTCGGGAAGTCCCCCGCCTTCTTGCGATAGTGGCGGCCCAGGCTGCCCATCGGCACATAAGCATCAATCTTGTGGTCTGCCTTCCACGGGAACGGCGCGTTCACATCGCTCGTCGGATAGACCGCTTCCAGTTCGGGGAATGACCGATTCAGCATCTTTTCAATGCGATGGTCGCAATCAATGATAACCTTGCAGTCCTTCATCAAGTCGGGGATCATGGACGCGAACATGATTTCGTCGCCAACGCCCTGTTCGCCGTAGGTTACAACCGTCTGTCCGGGTGTGCCGTCCCACTTGGGCAGGCCGCCGTAGGTCTTCAGCTTGCGTTCCGTTGGCATGATGCCGCCGGGGTCGAAGCCAGCCGTGTCATAGATGCGGAAGCCTTCTTCCCACTCTCCGAGTTCAAGGTGAGCAAGGCCCTTGTTCCACATCGCGTGGCGGTCATCTGGATCAACCGCAAGCGCCCTTTCGCTCCACAGCTTGCACAGTGCGGGCTGGCCCGCATTGACGTAGATGCTTCCGATACCGTGAAGGGCGAATGCCTTGTCCTTGTTCACCGAACCCGGCGGCGGGTTCTTTTCAGATTCCTCAAGCGCCTTCTTGTAGTACTCCATCGCCTTTTCGTCGTTGTGGTCCTGCTTGTAGGCCGCCGCGATGTTGAGGTAAGGCCCTGCGCCGAGTGCGCCGCAATTCACTGACCGTTCGATGAGGGCAATGGCGAGGCCGCGCTTGTCGCGCTGCATGTAGTAGGTGCCAAGCTGGAACAGCAGTTCCGGCCTGTCGGGAAACTTGTTGAGCCAGTGCAGATATTCCGCTTCAAGACTTTCCCACTCATTGTGCTCGGTTGAGGCCGACTTGGTGAGGGTCATGTGTCGTTCTTGCAATGAAGCGATCACGTCAGCGAACTGCATCTGCTCTCCTGGTTGTGCTGTGATGAAAGGGCGGGAGATTGCTCCCCCGCCCCGCGCCCGTTACGGGCAGTAGTAAGACACCATGAACTGGAGCGACACGGAGGTCGTTCCAGAGGTGGCCGCGCCGTCAACGCGAACGGCGAGGGTCTGGTAACGCTCAACGGCATCATCCGAGACGGAAACCGTCATGGGGAGGACGTTGGGCGAAACAGCCGTGAGGGCGATAACAGCGGTAGCGGAGAACGTCTTCGAACCGAAGACGTCAAGCACACCGTTGGAGCCCGCAAGGCCCATTTCGATGATGTATTGTCCGTCAACAACGGACCCGCGATAGCTGACTGCCGTGATGACAGCGCGATGCGGAATCTTGATATTGTTGAGGATGTACACGTCACCGTTGGAGAAGGTCGCAGTCGAAACGAGCGTCTGCACCTTGGTCTGGACGGTTGCACCCCTATAGGTGGGCTGCATTGCCGACTGAGTCGTGAAGGTTACGGAAGCCATGTGGTTTTCCCTCCCTTACGGCGCTGCGGCATAGGTTGACATTACGATGGTGCCGAAGTCCTTGGAGTTGAACTGCATCTTCTTGGCACCGATGATCGTCTGAACCGACACGCCGAACTGGCGGTCATAGTCAAACAGGTCTTCAATGTACTTGGGCGCTTCGGAATAACCCTGGCCCCAAGCAAGAGATACAGACTGCGCTCCGCAGAACACGGCCCGGCGGGTGTTGGCAGAGTTTGCCCCGATGCCATTCGGCAGGCGGGTCCACTCATGCAGCACGACACCGTTGTAAACGCCAAGCGCACCCGTGAAGATGGGATTGTCGTTCACATCGCCCCCGCCCATCGCGGCCTTCTGGATATCAAGCCAGTCGCCCGTGTTGGTCGAGGTCCGCATGTCCTTCACCTGATAGGGGTGCAGGAATGCGACATAGTAGGACTGCGAACCCACCTTGATCGGGCGGATAAGCGGCGAGGAGGTCTTCGCAATCGCAACGGCACGATCCAGCAGCTTGAGGCTGAAGGTATCGGACGTGGAAAGCGAGGCTTCGGAAGTGTGGTCGGTTTCCGTGTCCTGCTCACGAATGAGCCAACGACGATCCGCACCCGTGCCGGAAGACGGCGCAATAGCGGCGTTGTTGCCAGTGTAAAGCGTGTCAGACTGTGCGGTGTTGCCCGCAAGCTGGTTCGCAATCATCTGGTCGATACGGTCGGAATACCAATCCTGGATACCAAGACGGGCTTCCTCACGGACGGAGAACGGGACGCGCTGGGCATCAATGGTCGTCTTCACGCGAACTGCGTGGGCCAGATCGTTGATGAGCGTGTCATCGTAGTAGGTCGAGAGAGCCTCTTCGTTGCCCTCAAGAGCCTCGGTTTCGCCTACGCCACGGCCCGAAAGCTGCATGCGGAGTGGGACTCGGATACGGTCGCCCGCGCCCTTGCTGGTGTCATCGAAAACCTGAATGAGATTGTTGGAGGACGTGCCCATGAACTTCATGGCCATCGTTTCCTTCAACGCTTCACGCGCAATCTTCTTCGACCACAGCTTTACGGCAAGCGGATGACCAACCGGATAATCGGTTGTAGCCATTTCACTAATTCCCAAAAGTGGTGTTGATGATTTTCCGACCAATGACGCTGGTCAGCGGCGAAGCGCCCATTCAGGTTGGCGGCACCTTGTGTCCCTTGACGCTGGACTAGCGAAACGCGCCCGTGAGTAGGTCGGCGGCACCGGGTTAGGGGTTGCTATTCGCGGAACATCGAGCTTCGATTCCCGCCAAATTTCTTGTTCCAGTACGCATCGAAGGCCGCGCCCTTGAGGTTGACGGCTTCGGCGTCTGATATTTCGCCTTTGGCAGCGGGTGCGCCGCCTGCTGCCGCGGATGCAGCGACCGCCTTCTTGGCCTGCTGTAGCGCCGGATCGGGCGGGGCATGGGCGGCGGGAGCCACAGGGGCGGGTGCGCTTCTAGCGTAGCCCCTTGCCTTGGCAAACTCATAGATTGCCGCCGCCGGGTCGCGCCCGCTGTTCACGGCGGCTGCAATAAGGCCCATTTCCTCGCGCTTCAAAATCTGTGGGATGGTCGTGTCATCCGCCCCCAGGACACGCAATTCCTGTGCGCGAGACTGAAGTGCGTATTGATAAGCGTCCCGATAGTCGGGCGCGGTCTGTGAGAACTGGACGGCGGCGTTATAAGCCACGGTGTTCAGGTGAGTTTCGTACTGCTGGCGCTGGGTTTCCTCGGCCATGCGCCGAAGCTGTTCCTTAGCGGACTTGAGCGCCCCGATAGGGTCCGTCTCCGGGTCGGGGTCGTTCGGCGCTTCCGGCTCCGGGGCCTTGGTGCGCTGTTCCAGTTCCGCCATGCGGCGCTCATAGTCGGCCAGCTTGCGCTCGTACTCGGCCCGCTTGGCCCGCTCTTCCTGCAATGCCTTGAGCGGCACGCGGCGGTCATCCTCGACGGGCTCAGGAACGGCCTCTGCGGGCGCTGGAGCGGCTTCCGCTGCCGGGGCTGGTTCCGGTGCGGCCTCTTCCGCAACGGGCTCAGGCGCGGGCGCTGTGGATTCTGCGGCGGCAACCTCTGCGGCCCATGACTGAGCCGGGGCGGATTCGGGCGCGTTGAGTGAGTTCAAGAACTCGGACATTGGTACTCCTGTTTAGGCTGCAAGAAGCAGCACTTCCTCGTCATCCATTTCAGCCATCACTTGCTCAATGCGAAGCAACAGCGTTTCGGCGTATTTGATCCGGCGAAGCTCTGCCAAGCCATACTCGGCAAGAAGTAGCCTTGCGGCGAGTTCGACCTGTTCGGGGTTGATTGGCAGGGCAACCGGAGCGGCCTCAAGCGCCTGCTCAATTGCATCCTCGACAATCTCAACCTTGGCCTTTTCGTCCTTTTTCCGCTTCTTTTGCGGCATCCATGACAGGATGAGTTTCGCGGGTTCGCCGTACTGCCCACTGCCATAACGCCGCGGGGGCGGTACGTTCTGGTTGGCGGCGGCGTATTCTAGGGTTGCGTCCGTGCCCGTGAAGGTGAACGCGCCGGGTTCGGCAACGATTGCCTTGGCCGATGCGGCATAGGTAAGGGTTGCGTCCTGTCCCGTGTAGGCATAAGCCCCGGCGTCTGCCGCAATCTCGCGGCCATATTCAAGGTTCGCGTCCTGTCCCGTGTAGGCATAAGCCCCGGCGTCTGCCGCTATCTCGCGGCCATATTCAAGGTTCGCGTCCGTTCCAGTGAAAGCATAGGAACCAGCATCGGCCCCAAGAACCTTTGCCCCGCCAGAATAAAGCAGCGTGGCATCCGTACCCGTGAAGGCATAGGAACCAGCACCCGCTGCCAATTCCCGGCCATATTCAAGCGCCGCGTCAACGCCAGTGAAGGCATACGACCCGGCACCCGCCAGGACTTCAAAGCCGTACTCTAGGCTTGCGTCTGTTCCTGTAAAAGCGAATGCCCCGGCATCCGCCAGGACTTCCCTGCCAAACTCAAGGTTCGCATCGGTTCCGGTGACTGCGTAGGAGCCAGCCCCCGCCAGAACCTCACGCCCGTATTCAAGGTTGGCGTCGGTGCCTGTGACCGCGTAACTGCCCGCGCCGCCCGCAACCTCACGCCCATATTCAAGGCTGGCGTCCGTTCCAGTGAACGCAAACGCACCCGCCCCTGCGGCAACCTCAAACCCACGCTCTAAACTTGCGTCCGTTCCAGTGAACGCAAACGCACCGC